TTAAGCGATCCCACAAATGCTTACTTTGGTATGCAAACAACAAGAATTAGTAGTTCTACAAGAAGGGATGCAAGTGTTGCTGATCCCCACAGATTATGGTTTCCAGGTTTTGCCGATGATCCCTCCGGCGCAGATCCGTCTCTAGGTATAACTGGTTCTGCTTATGTATTTTCACTTGATGATGTAAGAAGCGGTTCGGCCGGTAGCGATGTGACGGCAGGATATTATTATGAATCCGGTTCGCGTAACAGCGCTGGCGGCTCAGCGACTAGTGGCTCTTATACAAATCTGTTGAATGCTGGTTATGATCGCTTTACGGCNCCATTTTGGGGTGGATTTGATGGATGGGATATTTTACAGCCCGATCCATTAAGAAACGCAGGTATGACTACAGCCGCTACGGAAAATAATAGCTATGCTTATCACACTTATCGCAGAGCAATTGATACAGTTGCGGATCCTGAATTTATCGATATGAATACATTAGTTGTTCCTGGGTTAACGAATGATTCTCTCACAGTCCANATGATTNATGTTTGCGAAGAGCGTGGTGATGCTTTAGCGCTAATAGATTTAGCAAACGTATACATCCCGGCACACGAAGCGTATAAGAGCAATAGAAACGACAGAATTGGCACAACACCAACTAATGCTGCTACCGCTTTAAAAGATAGAAGAGTTGACTCTTCTTATGGCGCTACTTTCTACCCATGGGTTCAGACTCGTGACGAAACGACCGGTCAGCTTGTTTGGATTCCGCCAACAGTTGCCATGTTGGGTGTATTAGCCAGTTCTGAAAGAAAATCTCAGCTTTGGTTCGCACCTGCCGGCTTCAATAGAGGTGGATTAACAGATGGTGCCGCTGGAATTCCAGTCGTTAATGTTTCCGAGAGATTAACCTCTAAAGAGCGCGATACGCTTTATGAGGCTAGAATCAACCCAATTGCGTCTTTCCCCTCTACAGGCATTGTAGTTTTCGGTCAAAAGACACTACAAGAACGTCGTTCGGCTCTTGATAGGATCAATGTTAGAAGACTTGTTATTTACTTGAAGAAGCAAATTTCAATTCTCACATCTCAGCTTCTATTCGATCAGAACGTTCAGGGTACATGGAATCGATTTATCGGTCTTGTTGATCCATTCTTGCACAATGTAAAGACTCAACTTGGTATTACTGATTATAGGTTAATTTTGGATTCGTCCACAACAACACCTGATTTGGTCGATCAGAACATCTTGTATGCGAAGATCATGGTTAAACCAGCCCGTGCGATTGAATTCATCGCAATTGACTTTGTTATCATGTCAACTGGAGCCTCGTTTGATGATTAGAAAGAGAGAGCGATTTTTTATCGCCGCACTATTTAAAAGTAGGCCATAGGAGTACTAAATATGTCATTCTGGACAGCAAATGCGGCAGAAGCCGGCTTTAAAGAACCAAAAAGAAAATTCAGATTTAAGGTAGAGTTTACCTCGTGGAAGGATGATAATGGTAGTCCCGTTCTTTGGTATGCCAAGACGGCGACAAAGCCATCTTTTACGATTGCAGCCGGAGAACATAAGTATTTAAATTATACATTTTATTATCCTGGTACTTTAAGTTGGAATGAGGTAGAAATTACTCTTGTCGATCCAACTACGCCAGACGTGGCCGGGAAATTGTGGGAGTTTTTAGGAAGCTCCGGCTGGGTAGTTCCGGGCACTCCGTCCGCGCAAACCGCCGATGAAGCCTTTAGCACGATTTCCAAGGATAGGGCTGTATCCGGCTTGGGACTAGTTAACATAACACAGCTTGATTCTAAAGGCACAGAGATTGAAAAGTGGACTATGCACAATGCATTCGTTATAGATGTTAAGTTTGGAGATTTGGCATATGGCGATGATGAGTTAACAGAACTATCTCTTACCATAAAGTATGACTGGGCCCTCCTAGACGACAGTGTTCCCCTGCCGGCCACAACTCCAGCGACGACTACCGCTTAAAAAAAATATTAGCTAACAAATAAACGAGGTGTATATTGGCTAGAAATAGAGATCGGACGGGAATGGGTACGAATACCCCAGAAAACACATCACCCCCTCCGCAAGTAATGACACAAAATCAAGATAATCCATTTTCTTTTGTTGTACCAACAGAGTTTGTTGAACTTCCGTCAGGTGGAAGATTTTATCCAGAAGGTCACCCCCTTCATGGACAAGAAACAATTGAAATTAAGCAAATGACTGCCAAAGAAGAAGATATTCTTACTTCGCGTTCTCTGCTTAAAAAAGGTATTGCATTAGATCGCGTTATTGAGAGCATAATTATGGACAAAAAGATTGATTCCAACTCTCTTTTGGTCGGTGATCGAAATGCAATTGTTATTGCCACAAGAGTTTCAGGTTATGGTAGCGAATATGCTACACAAGTAGCTTGTCCAAGTTGTGCGACAAAACAGGAATATTCTTTTAATTTAAATTCTGCAAAAGTTTATAATGGAGAAGATATTTCGGAATTGGATGTTGAGGTTAATGAGAATGGTACATTTACCGTACAACTTCCAAGAACTGAAATTGATGTAACTTTTAGATTACTTACCGGCAAAGATGAAAAAGCTTTTATTGCTGGAATGGAAGCAGAACGTAAAAATAGACAAGCAACAGAAAAAAACATAACGAGACAATTATCTGCCATGATTGTTGCTGTTGGTGGCGATACTTCTTCACAAGCAAGAAAATATTTAGTTGATAATATTCCATCAATCGATTCTCGACATCTCCGTTTGGCTTACCGTCTCGCCGCGCCAAATGTGGATTTAACACAGCATTTTGAATGCAATGAGTGTGACTATGAGCAGGACATGGAGGTGCCGCTTTCAGCGGACTTTTTTTGGCCTGACCGATGAATATATGGAAAACATATATGAGCAATTTTTCTTTCTGAAATATTCAGGTGGATGGAGTTTTTCGGAAGCTTATAATCTTCCTTTAGGGCTTAGAAAGTGGTTTGTCGAGAGACTAGTTAAACAACTTGAGATGGAAAAAGAGGCGATTGAAGAAGCTCAGAAGGGTGGCAATTCAAGAACTCAAACGCTAAGCCGATTTAATCAGCCTGGACCACCGCCCAAAATGTAATTAATAAGATAGATAAGACTGCTTCGGCGGTCTTATCTTTTTTTGTGGATTACTAATTAGTTTTATATAAAGAGAGGTTTGTACCTTGGCTGATGATAACAATAATAGAACCCCAGAACAACTTGCGGAAGAGCTTAATGCTCTTAGGGATGAAACAGAGTTACGTAAAATGCTTAATGCATTAACTGAAGAGCAGTTGGAGCAAGTGCGGGAGCTAGGATCTCTGCGCAAAGAGATTAAAGGCCAGCTAGTAGAGATTTTACACAGCAAACAAACTTCCATTAAGCAGCTTGAGGACGAATTAAAAGCATTAAATGAACTTATTTATGCCAATGATAAATTACATGTCCGTCAGGTGGCATCGAATTTAAAACGAGAAGTAACAATTGAGCTAAGAAGGAAGCAGATAAGACAATTCGAAAAAGAAATTAAACTCGGCAACAAGCAGAATATTGATAAACTAAAAGCCTTAAAGAAGGAAGAAGCTAACTGGAGGCTTATAGATAAGGCTATTCCTGATGTTTTAAAACGCGCTGTCAAGGCACCCATGTTGACCGCGCAGACACTCGGCACCGTCGCCCTTCTAAAATTTGGAAAATCGGTTTTTGATCTTGCCAAAAACCTACACGATATGGAAGCCGGCTTTATGAAAGCAACCGGCGCCAGCCAGGATCTCGCGAGATCTGTTACGAACGTATACGAAGAGACACGCCAGTACGGTGTGACAGCAGAAAATGCATCTGCCGCAACACAAGCCTTGCATGCAGGATTTACAGATTTTACTTTTGCCTCAGAAGGACAACAAAAGTCATTAATAAAGACTGGCGCCATTTTGGACAAAATGGGCATTAGCAATCAAGATTTCGCCGCTAGTGTTCAGATTTCAACTAAAGCGCTTGGTATGTCCTCAACAGAAGCCGAACAGAATATGCTTGATTTGGAGAAATTTGCAGAAAATCTGGGTGTTGCACCCGCAGAAATGGCAAAACAATTTGCCGGCGCCGGCGCTATGATGGCAAAAATGGGCGATCAGGGTGTTGGCGCATTTAAGGATTTGCAAATTGCTGCCAAAGTTTCCGGTATGGAAATGCAGAAAATTCTCACGCTTACAGATAAATTCGATACATTTGAAGGCGCCGCCGAAATGGCAGGTAAATTAAATGCGGCAATGGGCGGCAATTTTGTTAATGCAATGGATATGATGATGGCCACAAATCCTGCTGAACGTTTTGAGATGATTAGGGATTCTCTTGATCAAGCGGGCCTATCCTTTGATGATATGTCCTATTATCAAAAGAAATTTTATGCTGATTCTCTAGGATTATCTGATGTTAGTGAACTCGCATTAGTAATGAGTGGTAATACGGATCTTGTATCGGGATCAGTAGAGGAATCTTCACAAAATATTGAAGAAGCTGCCAGAAGAGCGCAAACAATGCAAAGTTTTCAAGAAAAACTTAATATGACATTTGTACAAATGATACCCGTTTTTACACCACTTATAGACAAGCTTAGTTCATTTGCAGAATGGCTAGGCAAGAATGCCGAGAACCTAGCCATTCTTACCAAAGTCGTAGTTGGTTTTATTGCA